TCAATATACTCTGCAACCGTCTCAAGCTCGTCATCATCTATGCCCGCAGGGCATACAACGTACCATCCCGACGTGTCCACCGCCCTCTGTACGGTGCTTACGGCATATTCCGCCTTTCCGTCCTCTTCCTGCAATGGAGCGATATAGACCGCTGACGGTGTAGGGTCCTGCGAGAATGCAATCCTTGCCGCAACGCCGACAGGGTCTGCACCATCGCCCGTTGTCACCCATCCAGCCTCGGCAACCTCGTCAATGCTTGAATAGACACCGACCTTTGACGGTGCCTTTTTAGGCGCGACTTTTGGGAGCGGTCCGACTATCAGGATGCTGTCAAAACTCGTGTTATCGACAATCGCTGATGCAATGGATATGCTCACAGTCGCAATCTTGTCATAATTATTGCTCATTTGGATTTCCTCCTTATTTTTTTTCTAATGTCTACAGCGTGCCTCCCTGTATGGAGGTGTCGCTGAAATAGCCGGTATTTTCCAGCCCTATTGTTGTATCCGTGTCCTGTGTGAAGTACACGTTGATTGTAATGCGTGCCCTGTACTCGTAATTGGTGTCGTTTACAACCCCCGTAAGGTCCTGTGCATCCGTGTCTGTAAGGAACGCAATGTTGTTCGCAAGGCACCAGTCATTTGTCTTCTGGCTGTTGATGAAGTCTGCAAAGCACAGGATTTCATCCATTGCGGTGTTGTCATACGCAACAACCTCCCCTTCCTCCATTATCGGGGTGCCGTGGGTGAACAAATCAACCACTATGGGGATTTTTGAAAGGTAGTGCCCTATGGGCTCCCCTTCAACATAGCTGTAATTGGCAGCCTTGGGACGGCTTACATTCCCAGGGGTGAGCATCACAAGCGGTACCTTTGGCTTCGGTGTCCTGCTCTGCCTTGCCCATATGACGGTGTATCCCTCAAAGAACGAAGCCGCCTTCTGCCTGAACAGCTCCCTTGCCTCTGATGTCTTCATGCCTATCCCTCCAGTCCGTCATCCACTGGCGCATCCGTATCTGTACACCCGGATGAATCCGTAGGCACAACCACAAACTGGTAGTTTCCATGCGACAGCAGCGTATGGTCATAGTCGGCAAACGAGGTACATTCGTACCATCTTCCCCTGTACCAAAGCAGGTCACCCTTGACGCCCGAATCATGGTCCGCAACAACAAGCGCCTCGGAAGTCTGTGCCTCAAGCCTCTGTACAAGCCTTTCGCCCTCGGGGAGTGCCTGTACTGCGTTGTAACCCAGGGGGTGTACGTGCATTTTAACCTTTATGTCCGTATAGCCTGCGGTGATATAACCACGGACCTGTTTAGCCTCACCGAACCGTCTTATTGTGTACTCCCTGTTGAAGAGTGTTATGTTCATACCGCATCACTCCTTCTCTTTAATCTGGTAGTGGATTGACTGCTGCATTGTGCCAGAATCTATAAGCGGGTGCGATGAGTGTTTCTTCCTGATGGTCGATTCCTCATTTGCTTCGAAATCGCCCTCGCCAATCTCTGTCTGGATAATGTCCACGGCAACGCTCCCAACCTCGTTTAACGCGGTCTGTGCCGTGCCGCCACTGTTTACAGTGGAGACCGCCCTGTTGCACAGCTTTTGCAGTTTGTCCTGGTTGTTTTCGAAGCTCTGCCTCATGAACGGCCTTGCTTTTGAATTTGGATTTGACGTTCCAAACTCGTTGTACACCGCCACGTCTATGACCGATGTTCCGTTCTCATACGGCATCGCATCCTCCTGGAAGCCCACCTTGACCTCGAGCTTTGAAAGCTCCTCCAGCTCCTTGAAGTATTTCCTCCCCTCGGATGTGAGGTCCGACCATCCCATGCTCATAGACGCCGCCTTTCCCCCGCCGAGCAGATGGGCATTACCGCCGACCTCCTCAACTGCAGGTACTGCACGCCGTAAACCGTGAGTCCAAGCTCCGCATCGGCAGCCGTGTTTGTGGACTGGTTTGCGCCAAAGCTTATAGTGCTTCCGCCTTCCGACACGCTCCCCACGGCAAACCCTACGCCTATAAGCCCGGCATCACCCAGGGGGTTCTCGCCATACCCCGCCATCTTCATTTTGTGGCACACGAGATACGCCAGAGCCTGCTCGTACAGGTTTCCAAACCTGCGCCTGCTCACCATTGGTCTTGTTATTTCAATCCAGTCCGCCAGCTCGGAATCATCAACACCGTCGAACTCGGATGCAGTCCGCCTGATGATTTCCATTGCATCCATTACAATCCGCCTCCTTTGCCTGTGTTAGCCGAGTGCTTCGAGGATTTTGCCCCTCACGTCCTCAATCGTGTCATTGTCGCCTACATCTATACCCATTCCTGCGGCCTTTGTAAGCAGGTCATCCTTTTTCTTCATGGACTTGACTGCCGCCACCTCGGCATCGTGCCCAGCCTGCTGCGCCTTGTAACGCTCGACGGCCTCCTCCTCGATTTTTGCCTTCTCAGCCTCGCTTACGGCTTCAGTGTTCACCCCGCCTGCATCGGCATTGGCAAGTATCCCCTTTGCAAGATAATCCGCAATACATGGGTTTTTCTCCATGCCGTCAGCAAGAACCATAACCTTCCCTGGAAGGAAAGGCTCTCCGTTGATACCTATAATCTTTCTTGATTTGTTGATAATCTTCATCATGTCACCTCCCTAAATTCCGTATGCCAGAAGCATTGACAACGGATAGTAAATGATAAGCCCCGCTGTCCTTGTCTCACAGGGAATCTCCGTCTCCAACTTCTGTACCTGTAGTGGATACTGGTAGAATGGAAGCGGGATTTCAAGGCTGAACTTGTCAGGGTCCTTCGTGTACATAAATGCAACGTTCTTTCCGGATGTGTTGATGTCCGTCGCAGTATCCTGTAATTCCGCCATACTCTCGAAATTCTTAAGGTAAGGGGCGTGCTCCTTGATGAAGCTGAGGACCGTTGTCTCTGTATCAGGAATCCTTCTTGTGGCAAGGTCCATGTAAATGTATGACGGGAGCGCCAATGTATCAGGCTTTTCGATTGACATTGTAATCTTGTCAATGAACTTCTGCATGCCGTTGATGTCATCCAAAATCTGGTCCGCAGTCTTGTGAGCCCAGTCAGTGTACTTTACGCCGTCAACCTCTACCTCGGACAGTGTATAAAGGGGAATATCATTCTCATCGGAGAAGATACCGACAAGGTTGTTCTTCTCGTCACCGGCAAAGGCAATCTTGTTCACCATATAGTCTGATGCCCTTCTTGCGGCTGCCCCCTTTCTTGCATCCAATGACTTTCCAGCCATACGTGACGCCCTCATTTCCTGCACATTGTATCCGTAGCTGTCGCCAATGGACTTAATGGATGCGGTATGGGATTCGCCCTGTACATCCACTCTTGGAAGGTCGGTTGCATAATTGTTGATAACCGCAGCCATGCCTGTAATGTCATAACTGTAGTATGTGGTTGTCTCCGCCCCCTCGTTTACCTCCGAGGTAATAGGGAAGTATGCCAGGGCTGAAAGCTCGGGGTACTGCTTGTCATACGTCTTTGTCTTTACCTGGTCAAGCTCCCTTGCAAAAAATACTGTTGCCGATTCAACGCTGTCGAAGCGAAGGTTCTCGCTTCCCGCAAGCCCTTTCACGAGTGTGGAACCCTTTAATGCGCTGTAATCATCCATGTTAAAATCCTTCATTGATGTGTCCCTCCTTATTCAGTTTTTGCACCAGCAGGGAAAAACTCTGCATTTGCAATGCCGTCATCAGTCACGCCAAGGTAAACCGCATTCAATTCCACCTTGGTTGAGCTGTCAGCCGACGTGGTGAACAGCCCCGCTTCTTCTCCGTCGGTAATCAGATACACCTTTTCCTTGTATGCTGGTGCGGCGTCTTTACCTGTCTTTACCCAGATTTTGCCATGGTGCAGGCAGCCGACGGTTCTCTTGTCATCAATGCCAACCTTTCCGGTCATATCCATCTCAACCATTACGGAATTGTGTACAACAACCCCTTCAAAATCTGCGGCAACAGCAGAAGAAGTTGGAATGGCAACGTCAGTGCCTTTGTTTGTCCCAACTACGACACCGATGCCAAAGGAAATCCCTGTCCCTTCTGCCTGCCTTGTAGATACTTCATGGGCTGATAAATCAAACAGCCCTCCAGCCACCCCCTTGGGAAAGCTGAATCCATAACTTGTCTGTGCAGCCATGCTCATCACTTATTACCTCCTGTCATTCTTGAAATCATATTCTTACGGGCGGAATTGGAATTGCTTTCCTCTTTCGCATCCTTACGGACTTTGTTTGTCACCATCTTCTGCCGTTGGTCGTCAGTGCTCCTTCTCTCCTGGAAGGACTGCTTTGCAATATCATAAGCGGCATTGATGTAGCTGTTGCTCTTTCCGTCGAGGTTAATCTTCGGATTGACTGCCTTGATGATACGCTTTCTTCCTTCTGTTACAGAGAGTTTCTCAACACCGTCAAGGTTGAGTTTGTCTGCCATTCTGCACACATCCAAACGGTCCTGAACGATTCTGTCTACGGAATCCATATTTACCCCCTTGTCTTTTTCCTCCCCTGATTCTCCACCTCCGCTTGTGGGGTTCCCAGGGTTTTCCTCATCAGAATTTTCTTCCCCTGATGCAGGGGTTTCTTTACAGCCGGGATTGTCGTCATCTCCCTCGTCCCCATTCATATCATTGGAAGCCTGGAGCTTGTCAATCTCCTCCAACAGGGTGTTTAAATCCGCCTTCTGCTCGGCAATGATATCTTCGGGTGACATCCCCGCGCCTTCGGAGTCCCTGCGGTCGATGTTCTCCCTTACCTGGTCAATTGGCGCCTTCCCGCCATTGCCCGTCTCATCAGGTTCTGTGGCTGGCTCATCGCCCTTGCCATCCGCCCCTTCGCCTGCTGCCTGGCTGGCAGCCATCTGTGCCTTGTATAAGGCCACTGCGGCTTCAAGCTCTTCCGGTGTCAAACCAAAATCATCACCGTCAGACCTCTGGCCTTTTTTGTTTTGCTTGTACATAATCAGTTTGCCTCCTTTTAATATTTGTATATCATCACCTTCACCGTCTCTGCCGTCTATGTTGAGCCTTGCGGTCTCCCCCGCCCTGGCTTCCGCGACAAGCGCTAGGTGGTTGATTTCAATGTTCTTCTGTATGCAGTCGTATTTCTCCCCCTTGTATACCCCTGGGGTGTCGTCGGTATCAAGGCTGTAACCCAGCGACAACTCTTTAAGCCCGCATTTCTTTAATGCGTTTGTATCGTGGATTATTATCTCGCATCTGACGTTTTCACCATCCCTGTACCCCTCGCTCATGATGGTTCCTATCTGCTCCCTGCGGACATTCTCCTTGTCCACCTCTCCCGCATCATGCGTGATGATTATCGGCTTCCCTTTGTAGCTTGCAAGCGATTTCTCATCAAACACGTATTCAGGAAGCCGCAGCTCCCTTCTGGTGCTCCCGTCTTCATTCCTGTACTCAAATATACCGCATGTGGTTACTACCGGATGGTCTATAAGGTAACCTTCGTCCGTATAATATGTCTGGTCAACCGATATGCTGTCCGTCCTTATTTTCAATATTATTCCGCCTCCCATTCTGGATTTACGTCGGCAAATCCACCTTGTCTAAATTGATTACGGGGCTCGCAGTGCACCTGCACTGGTAGTCCTCCCCTGGGTTGCAGTGCCTCCCCGTGTAGACTATGCCGTTCTTGGTGCTGTACCATATTTCAGGCGGGTCGTCATATCTGAACGTCTGCCCGTCGAATGAATCGTGGCACTCCCTGACGCGCTCGTCGTGGCATGTGCGCCACACGTAGCTCTCGATGCCCGCCTCCCTGTGCTGCTCCCTGGTTATCCGAGCGTTAAGCTTTGCGTTCTGGTCCCTTGCCACCATCCTGGCGTGGCTCTTTGACATGCCGAACTCGTCCTGCATGGCCTTCACTATGTCGGTGGAGGTCTCCCCGGCCATATAGTTGTCATAGACCAGTTCCTTCATCCTTGCCAGGGACTCCTTTGGTATGGTGCTGACAAGGCCCACGTTGTCGGATATCCATACATCCAGCATCTCCCTGTATCTGCCCCCGGAATAGTAGTCACCGAAGATGTCGATGCCGAGCGTCCTGTTGACCGTCTTCCGCCACTCCTCTGTTGTCAGCCTGTGGTTGAGGCCTGCTATTTTCTCAAGCCCTTCCCTGAGCTTGTACAGGCCAAAGGCGCTCTCCAACTGTCTCTCCATGCTTTCAAAGAGGCGGTCTATCTCGCCCGCAGCCATGCCCATCGAAGCGAGCCTTTTTGCCCTTCGCTTCTTTTTATTCTTGTCCGACCCTGATTCCTTCGAGTCGGTGTTGAGCTCCGTGCCGTCGCTGATAATCCGCTTCAGCTCCGGTATATGGGCGGTTATGACATCCCGCTCTTCCGTCATGCATTTGCTGACGAGCCGCAGGTACTCCCTCTCCGCCCCATCTGGGTATTTCGGGGTGTACTTTGCCGTAACCATCTGCCTTCCCCTGTTCCTGCGTTTCAGCTCCTCACGCAGTGCCTGCTTCCTTAGTTCCTCGTCCATGCTATGTCCTCCACCAATTACTTCCACTCGGCATACATTACAACGTAACCGACTGTCACGGATGTTGCGGAGCCGCTATAGGCAATCTTGAATCCGTTTAGTGCCTTGCCTGTAACCTCTATGTCTCCAACCATATGTCCTGTGAAGCCCTCAACCTGTGTAAGTACGACATAATTGGTGGTGCCTGGGTACTGGCTTAAGGCGACTGTCTGGATGCTGTTGTTGAACGGGAATTTCACTGTGCTTTTCAAGGTGACGGTGCCTTTTTGGAGTACGGGGACTGTATGCTGGAGGTAGTTTGCAAGTATGTTGACCGCAAGGTCCTGGTCTTTTCCGTCATACTCGTACTCCTCGCCAGTAAGAAGCCCGTCAAGCTTAGCCTTGTCAGAAGCTGATTCAAGCCCGTCGCTTGACTTTGTTGCGACTGAGTAATCAGGTATAGCCTCCGCAATCTCTTCGAGGGCTTCTGCAACAGTACCGACTATGTCCCCTATTTTGTTCTTCATACTTTGGGCGGCTAACTTAAGCTGTCCAAAGGTGCTAAATTTGTCCATAATCAACAGCCCCTTTCTCTATGGCACGTGGAGCCCTCATAATGAGCCCCAGTGCCTGATGTGAATACCGTTAAAGGGCTATTCCCCGGATGTTCCAAAGACATCCTCCAGCATCTCCTTGACTTCGTCGTCAGTGGCAACCTCGCCGTGTAGCACGTCGTCTGGCTCCTTGTATACATTGACCTCTTCGCCGTCAACCTTGATGTTTCCATTTGTCTCGGATGCCTCGGTCTTGTTTGCACTCTCTGAAACTCCTGAGAGCTTTGCAATCTCCGTGTCCGATACAAGGCTCTTGCCTTCCTCCTTCTCAACATAACCGCTGAGGTCTACGAAGCCTGCAAGCGCATCGTATTTGTATTCATCTCCCGAGAGAACGATTGCCACGTTTGTACCGGCAGGGTACTTCTGTCCTTTGCCCTCCACAAAATCGTCTGTTGTTGTGAATGCATCCGTGACATTGTAAACCTTGCCAAGGTTTGCCTCCTCAAGTGCTGGAAGCTCTGCAAAAGTGGTTGAACCTGCAGCCTTGTAGGTTGATGAAACCTTTGCATTGATTGATGCCTCAACATCTGTGTCTGTCTGGTATTTTTTGTCATTTTCAAGGTCTGAAACCTTTGTTGGAACAGTTACATCGACAGCCTTGTCCGCAACGTCCAAAGCAGTACCGTTGACCTTGACAGCCTCAATCACGTTGGCCTGCGCACCTACATCCTCCAATGTCTTCACCCTTGTATCAAGGGCGTCGTCCGCTTTCTTAGCCATCTCGGCTAAGAGCTTGAGCTGTCCTAATTTTGAGAACTTGCTTGTGTCATAACTCATTTCATTTTTCCTCCTTTTGGAATAATATTATTTATTGTGAAATTCCG